CACCGTACTTAGCAGTGTTGCTGGAGTACGGCATGTCGAAGGTTCTAGCCCTTCACCTGTCTATTTAACTAACCTTGTTTGGAAAACTAGGTTGTTACTAGGCGATAAAGGGAACTATGGTTACCCAAACTTTCCAACAGGCAAAGATTGTGGACAGCCCTTTCAGGTTGCTACCGTGAAAGGCGTTTTCCCAAAAATGCATGTTGGAAGCATATATGCTCCGTCGCTTCCCAACAGGGATACGTATACGGGATATGTGACTCCAGATATGATTCTGGATGGCTTCTTAGACAATTCGGCCATTGCTGGTCTTTTTGACTATATGAAGCCGTTTGGGCCTGGTGCATACAAACGGATGCGACCTGATGCTCCAAGCATGCAGGGGGCCGTAGCTATTTATGAGCTAAAGGACCTTCCTGGTATGTTAGAGCAGAGGTTTCTCAACCATGGAATTGCAGGAATAGGTAATTATTACCTAGCACTGAAATTCGGTTGGGAAGCTTTGCTTAGCGATGTGCGTAACTTTGTGTTGACTCAAATGTCGGCACAAAAGCGCCTTGCTCAGCTCATCCGTGATAACGGCCGCCCTGTCCGCAGGCGTATTAAGCTTGAGGACAGAAGGAGACCTATAATTGAGAATGTCTATGGCTACCCGATACTTGGTTTTCAACCAACGTTACCGAGTCAGTATATAGCTTCTCAATCGGTTATCCTTCAGAATAGGTACCAATTTTGGGAAACATGGGCCTCTGGCCAGTTTCGCTATTGGTTACCTCCTGGGCCGCGGGATATAGCATGGAAAGCTAGGATGATGGCCAACATTTTTGGTATCAATCCTAGTCCTGCTGCCGTTTATAAGGCAATCCCGTGGACTTGGCTAGTCGACTGGTTTACTACTCTTGGTGATGTTATTGATAATCTCACCGATAGTGTAGCTGAACGTGGTGCATATGATTATTTTTATCTTATGTGCACGTCAGGTATATTCACATCTCTGGGATGTACTTTTACATTCCATGATGCGAATAGTGGCCAGCCGAAAGTAGTCTCCGGCACAAGCACCTGCGAAACTTCCGTTAAAGGAAGAATCAAAGGTGATCCTTTTAGTCTAAGTACGTCCCCTAATACACTTACGGGGACGCAGCTAGCTATCCTTGGGGCACTAGGTCTGTCTCGAATTGGCTAGTTATTACTGTGTGCGGCAGTTTCCGCACGAGTAAAGCGTAACAAATTGGAGCTTCTAGTGCTTGCAGATCCTCAG